TTCGCCGTCTAACACGTATGTTATTAACACATAATCGTATAGGCTCAATTCGGAGTAATCAATAATCTCTGCGTTTGTCCCATACGGGAACGTATCAGCCGAGGTGTATGTGCGACTGTGTAATTCGCTTTGTTCCCAACCAAATGCCGATTTCAACGCATCTAATAACGCGTCTGTTTCGTTTTTGGTGTAGCGGTCAGCAAACGCATTAACTAATTGTGCATACGTATAATTACCAACGCTTGTACCGATTTTATCAGCATAATCGCTTTTTAGCACTTGGGCTAGCCCGCTAACAATCGATAAATACGTGCCATCGCCTTTAATAAACCCAAACAAATCATTGCTTGCTTTGCCACTACCGAGCATACCATTATCAACCCAATTTGTGCCGTTATATTCCCATTCGTGATAACCAACACCATCACCAACACCCGTATCATATACAATATGCCCACTTAATGGTACATATGCAGCACCACCAAAACCAGCAATAATTGCGTTGGTAATTGTGGTATCGCGTGTCGCAACATCAAGTGCTAATAACGTTGCTGTGGTATATGCTATCTCACCATAACTTGAGCCACGCCCGTCTAACCGTTCAATTTCGTGTTCTAACGCTTCAATCAACGTTCGTATATACGTATGTGCGGTTTCGCTTGCGTCGTGATTGCTTAAGTTTTTAATCGTTGCAGCGTCTTGGTCGCTTGAACCATCGCCAAGTCCAGTGATTTTATTCGTTCCCATTGCGATATTGCCCGACATAGTATCGCCGGCTTTAATAAGGAATTTACTGTCGGCCTCGCTTTTGGTATATACAGGTTGATTTGCCCAACCGTTTGCTGTTTTGATAATAGCATCTCCGTTGGCTAGACCTGTGAAATCAATAGTTGATAAATCTTCTGGTCTAGGAAAGAAAACAGAATTGACAGCAATACTTCCAACACCTATACTTTTTTGAAGAACAACCCCCAAGGCTAAAATATTTTTAGTCGGTCTAACGTTTGTTAGTGTTCCAGCAGAGCCTAAATAAACGACATCACCAACAGTAAATGAGTTTGTGTTTAAGTATCCAACTACTCCTTTGATACAAACAAATCCATAATTATTAGCAGTAATAAGTTCACTAGTAATTCCGAAACAACGGCTTGTTTTTAAATAATCATTATTATCCGCTTTTTTTATGTAAAAAATATTATCAGAACCAGAAGAACCACTAATATAAACTGGTGTTCCAGGGTTTAAAGAAACAATCTCTTTATTTTGACAATAAACAAAAAGGTCTCTGTTATGACGAGCAACAATATTTCCTGTTAATTTAGTTTCCAGTGTTTTTTCCGTAGCATTCCAACGAGTTTCACCAATACCTAATGTTGTTGCTGGTGTTGCCGTATCATATTTAACGGCATCAACCGCTTGTGTCCCAGCAAGCAAACCGTCAATATACCCTTTATAAGTACTTATAACAAATTTCGTCCATGCATCCCAAGTTTCATTTTCAACATCATACGTTCTAACACGTATTGCGTTGTATTCATATAACGTTTCATCTAAGAAATCGCCATCACGTTCGCTTATAATCATTAACGCTTTTTTATCAAACGTCTCCCCGCCATCGTGGTAAAAGAACTGATATGCACCAGCCGTTACAACTTGATCAATATCAGTTAGCACCATTGATTCAATTCCTAACTCATAATTAAGATTAGTTATACCATCCGCCGCCGCAGCATTTAACGCTGTTAATAATGCTTGATATTGTGCGTCCGTAATCGTATCATCACCCGGTAAATTGCCCTCCGCAATATCAATTGTGGCTAAACCAAATGTCGTCGTATTATACCCACCAACGCCATCACTTTGACGTAACTTAACCGTTATTTTAATCGTTCCTTCAATACCACAAATCCATTCATTTGTGATAATCTTATAATACCCTGTGCTAACCGGCGTTGCTAATATATTATTACTCAACGACCCATCAGCACGTTCGATAATTGCAATACACTCATAATTATCAACATTTACTGCTGTAATACCGGTAAAATATATTTTGAGCGTCTTTACTCCGGTATCGCCAACGACCCAAGTTTCACCACTTTCAGTTGTTTTGGTTGCTAACTGATATGTGGTGCTATTATAATTTAATATCATTTATTATGCCTCCTTGTTGAGATAAATGGTATCATTATTGCCGTTCACTCCAATATATAACTTTTCTGCATTATTGCATATTGCCCAAGATGCAACGTTGTCCCAACTAAATCCTGCGTCAGATATAGCAACCGTTATTGCATTCCCAATAATTGTTATTGTAAACCCTGTTGCAACATTGCCTTTAATAGTATTATCGCCATATGTATATGACTGCGTTGGGCTCCACGCAACATACAACCCATCGTCTGTGGTGCCGTTATATACCATTGGGTTGTTTTCAAAAAATAAATCGCCCACAACGATATCTTCATTGCTATTTACAACAAATTGCAATGTTTCTGCAGTTATTTCCCGATTGTCTTTGTAACGATATAAACCCGTACGACTATATACACGCTCATTTATATCAAGCAACGATGGCGTGATTTGTGGATAATTTCTAGTATTTACAACACCAGCATCAAATTCATCATCATTATCGCTATAAATATCGATGTTATTTATGCTCTTATATAATGCAATGTCGCACGTGATAAACTCACCATAATCATCAACATATTTTGCGTCCTGTAACGTTGGCGTCGTACCAATTAAAACAATTTTATGCCCAACACTTATGTTGTTTTGCATTTTAAACGTATATACCACGCTATTACCCACACGATATGTTGCACCACCAACCGCAAACAATGGGCTATACGACATATAACCGAGTGTCGCCTGAAATACCGCTGTCTTTATGCTGCTATTCGCTTTACCAAATTGCAACATATAATTTTCGAGCGAAGCATCCAAGGTATTATCTGCTGTTGAAAACACCAACTCAACACGTGTTAAATGATTTGATGTCAAGGATTCGTTTTCACCGGCGAGTTGTGTATAACGTCGCT